ATATGATGCAAGGGTTCATGGAGAACCCTGACAACGCGCGTAATTCAAAAGCCGAGATGTATTTCCGGCTTGCTGCGGCTTTTGGGTCACCGACTAAGACCGGCTCATTCGGCGAGAACCTCGCTATGGCCAACACAGAACTTGCCGACTACGCTAAGGGTCAGCGCGCCACTGCAGCTGACAAACTTCAGACGCAGATGGAAATTCAAAAACTGAAGATGCAGAGCGCGAAAGAAGATCTCGGCGCAGCCCGTGATCTCGCTACGACTGACATGTCTAATCGCCGTGCCCTCGCGTCTGACTTGATCAAAGAATACATCGACTCGGGCAAACCTCAATCAGCTGCCGGTAAAACCGCAGTGGATCTTGGTTTCAAATTTGGAACACCTGAATACGATGCGAAAGTCAGAGAGCTGACGCAATTTGACATTGACAAAGTTACCGCAGAAATAGCTGCCGCACAAGCTAGAGCTTCTGACCCCGCATCAACTTTTGGTAAGATAGCTGTTGATATGGGTTTCAAACCAGGTACACTTGAGTATTATGCTAAGGTTCAAGAACTGGCAGACGCTGAGGCTGAAAAGCTGGCAGCGGTCACCGCTGCTCAAATAGCACAAACAGAGAGGTCACAAGCGGCGCTTGGAACGCTGACAGGCCCAGAAATAGATTTGCGTGTCGCGACTGAAGATAAAATCGGTAACCTCGACATAGCCTTGGGTGCGATCAGCGAAGCTTACAACCTCAATCCTATAAGTTTCCCTGGGGGTTGGATGGGGGGAGCGCAGCAGTTTGCGTTTGAAAATCTTGACCCGACTGATGAGCGCGTCGTTGCCTCAAACCGCATTAAATCGCTTCTGCAGGAACAGGCGTTGGGTCAGCTCAAAGCTGTTTTCGGCGGTGCGCCGACAGAAGGTGAACGTGGTATTTTGCTAGAAATTCAAGGTATCGGAGCTAAGAGCCTTGAAGAGCGCGCCCAGATTATGAGGCGCACATATGAAGTTATTCAAAGCCGTAAAGCAAAAGAAGAAGAGCGTCTCGCAAACATTCTAAGCGGCGCTTTCCGTAGTTTAGACACACCGGAGGTAACCCCATGACCCTTGATGAATATCTAGCCGGTACAGGGCAAATTGGCCGAAGCCTCATCGGACAAGGTCTCGGTATGGGTTACGGCGACGAGGCTGAAGCGTGGTTGCGCTCAAAAATGGGGGATAAGCCCTACGGCGAAGAACTGGCAAATGTTCAAAAAAGCATAGAAGGTTTTGCGGAGCGTAACCCTGTCACGGCCATGGGGTCTGAACTTGCTGGCGGTCTGTTGCCCATGGCCGCATCTTACTTTATCCCAGGCGCGCAAGGCGCAGCTCCGGCGACCACTTTGTCTACGCTCAACACGTTGCGTAGCATTATGAGCAACCCCATCACCCGAGGAGCGGTCGTTGGCGCCACAACCGGCGGGATTTCCGGATATGGTCACGGTAAACCTGGCGACCGTCTTTCAGACGCCGGTGTTGGCGCGGGTCTAGGTTTGGTTTTTGGTGCAGCTGCTCCGGCGATTATGCGCGGTGCGGGTGCTGGATATAACTGGCTGCGCGACCGCTTGTTGCCGACTGAAGAGACCATCACCAGGCAAGCGACCGCTAAAATTAACCGCGCACTTGGGACGGCCAATGCCGGTCAGGGCATGACCGCAGAGGAAATGGCTCAGAGAGTAGCAGCGGACCGCGCTCAGGGCATCCCTTCGACGGTGGCTAACGCTGACCAAGCATTGGTAGACCTGGCGGAGACGGTAGCTCAGCGTAGCGGTACGAGTGCGCGGAAAATTGAAGACACTTTGGAGAGACAGACTGCCGGTAGCCGTGAGCGCACTTACGCTAGAACCAAAGAAGCACTCGGCGGCGGGAACTTCTACGAAGAAGAATCGTCAATGGTGGACTCACTGCGTAGAAACGCCAATAACATGTACGATGAAGCCTACGCTCTGGGTCCGGTTGAAGACTTGCGAATCATGTCGGTGCTAAAGAACCCTCGGTTCAAAGGGTTCTACGACAAGGCGCGCGAGATCGCAGAAGCCGAGAAGCTGGCAGCAAAACTGCGCGGAGAAGACACCACGAAGTTTGACTTGACCGAGCTTTATCAGTTGGACAAAGCGGGCAACATTGTAAGCGTGAAGATCCCTGACGTTCGGACTCTCGATTACATCAAACGAGGGATTGACGCCACTGTTGAGAGCGCATACAGAACTGGCGGTATGAGTACGGCAGAAGCTAATGCCCTTAAAGAGTTGCGCAAAGTCTACGTCAGCGCTATTGACGAGGCTACTATTAATCCGCAAACCGGCATTTCTCCATATGCGGCAGCTCGCAAAGCGTATGCTGGTGATATGGAGGTAATTGACGCATTGCGCCTGGGTCGTGATGACTTTAATAAACTGGACCATGAAGAGATCTTGGCTATGATGGGCAAGATGAGCACGGCAGAAAAAGAAGCTTTCCGCACCGGCGTCATCCGCAACACATATGACCAGATTATGAAACCGTCCGGTAACATGAACGCTGCCCAACGCCTGGTTGGTTCTCCCGAGAATGTTGCCAAGTTCCAGACCCTGTTTGACAGCCCTGCTCAGTTCCAACTGTTCAAAGCAGCACTGGAGCGAGAGGCTCAACTGTTCAAGCAGACGGGGCGCATTCTTGGCGGGTCCGCCACGGGACGCAGGACCGCGCAGAGAGAGGCATTTAACGAGGGTGTTCCGGTTGGTGAGATCTTTGCCAATGCCCTCACCGGCGGCTATAAATCTTCCCTCTTGAGCCTTGCCGCTCGTGCCGCACGTAGCACCACCATGACTGATGACGTGGCTGAAAAGATAGCTAAGCTGCTCATGTCGAGCGAACCGGCTGAAGTCGCGGCGGCGGTCAAGTTGCTGGAGGACTACGGCCAGAAGGCTGCAACCAGCTCGACAAACCAGCTAACACGTGAAGCCGGTGTCATCGGCGGCATAACCAACGTCATGCAGCCTGACATCCGGACTGACAAAGAAGTCGTCCCGCTGGCAGAAGTCATTGCGCAGCAACCGGCGCCATCGAGCGGTTTGAGCCAGATCGAAGCTGACATCGCGGCCAGCAAGAAGGCACCTTGACGAACTAAACACCCTAAAAACCCTCGGCGAAAGTCGGGGGTTTTCTATTTAAAAAATTATTTTGCCGAAAGTTAAAAATAACGCTTGCCTTCCTGCGTGGAATGAGCCTATAGTTGTTTCCACGGCCCACATAACTCGATAACTGGAGAAATCAAATGAGCATCCAAACCATCAAGCTGACAACCTACGAATACAAAGTTCTGGATTTCTGGAAGGCGAAAGTTAACCCGATCTCTGTAGAAAAACTTTATGGTCTGCTGGAAGAGCATGGAGAACATGCTGCGGAAGCTGGGCCTTACGGCGACCTGTGCGTATACACCGTAGAGATGCTCGCCCGATTGGAGGCTGAGATTGAAGACCGTCTGCATACAATTCTTGAGCGCTATGCTGATTGGGCCAGCGACTAATCAAAGAACGGGGGCTTCGGCCCCCACCAACCCCGACATCTAGAAAGGATAACTCCAATGCTGATCAAAATCGAAAACGCCGAAGCCTACCTGAACGAGTCCGGCATGGACTGGTCTGTCACCTGCTGCGACTCTGTTGGTCGCCAGTATTACCGGACAGATCTGAAACTGGAGCTGCACGTTGCAATCGATCTGGCCAAGAAGGTCAACGAGCGCGGTATTATCAACGCCGATTTGTGGGCTTGTCACGTTCCTTACGGTAGCGATGCGTGGCTGCTGGACGGTTACGAAGAGCGTCAGATTGAAGACGAGCGTTTCGGATACTGCTGATCTTTTAGCTTACCAGCCTTGCGGGGCTGGTTTCTTGAAGACCAACGTAACCAGAAAGGATAACTCAGATGACCAACGAACTGATCAACGCCGTCCGTGCACACGCCAAAGCCAACTGGGAAAAAGATGGCTGGGACTTCCTCACCGAGTGCTGGAGCGATGAAGATATCGCCCTCGCCATCGGTCGCGCCAAGACGCCCAAAGGTGCTATCGCCGCATGCAAACTGCGCGTCAAAGAGCTCGATCTTCATCGCCGCGAGATGCAGGGGGGATGGTGGTAACATGACCAAAACTATAGAAGAACTTGAAGCCGATGTTGCAAAACTTAAGGCGGATTACGAAACTTCTCGCGATGTTATTTTTGTAGCAATGCGCACGCCTTCCCAAGTCTTAATGGATAAGCTGTTCGCTTTGCGGGATGTTGTTTGGGCTGATTACTGGGCTGCTCAAGAAAAACTTGAAAAAGCAAAACTGGAACTGGGAGCAACAAAATGACCTACCTAGATAGCTCTACCGGCGTAACAATAACTCGCGCTCGCGCCCTGCAAGAACTTGAAGCACACGGCATCACGAATGCCAACGAGGTTGCTCAGTTCTTTGCAGACGTGGGAGACGCCGCCACCTACGCTGCTCACAAAGTTCTGCAATGGCTGGGGTATTGAAATGAGGATCACTGTCAAAGAATGTGGAGATGTCGCCTTTGCCGCAATTATGCACTTTGCGGCCAAAGGCGCTCAAGAACCCTCTCGCTTTTCAGCTTACTCCAAGGTGTGGGCGCGGGTATATGAGCAAAGCGGTGCACCCTACAGCACCGCCACCCCGCGCCTTATCTGCCTGACCAACCGCATAACCGGCCTTCTATCGTAACTACCAACCCAGAAAGGATAACTAAATGTTCAGCTTCAATCCCGACTACGGCCTACCCGATGATCTACGTCACCGCGCAGTAAAGCGCGCAAAAGAAACCAATCCGGTATTGGCCGCTGCCGAGTACAACTTGGGTGTTTCTACACTCTACAAATGGATCAAAGATCACGACGAGATGTCTAAGTCTTGTTCCGCAACGAAGGCAAATCCTCAATAAGTTTGCTTTTCTCTACGCGCACAACATTGCGCAAACCTAAAATAATCTCAATGTGGTGGGCAGCGTCATGTTGCCCATCCTGTTGCGCTTTTCGTATTGCTGAAATCAACTCTTCTTGTGTGCGATTCCAGTGTAACCCTGGACCAAGAAGACGATGTATATACGACCACGGCATATTCAGTCAGTGGTTTTTCTCATACAACCATCGGGCAATTAAAAGTGATTCTGCTCGGTCCGCATGCTTCTTCAAGCCTAACGGCGCTGCGGGGAACAGTCGCGTAGCGAACGCGCGGCACTTTTCTTTGTCGCTGTCTAGCTTGAAATGTTTCTTCCAAGTGACCGGCGCCACGTAATGAGTCTCAAACCGGCAAGCCGCAAGGCATGCCCGCGCGGTCCCAAAACTGTCACCCAGGCTGAATACGGACGAAGCGCCTTGTCCAGGCATGGCGTTCACGCGCTCTAGCGCGGCCACTATGTGGTCCGTAGCATCAGCGTTCTCGCGCAGCATCTCGATCAGAGCAGCGGGGTTAACCTCATTCTTAACACTGCCGGAACCCTTAGCAACAATCGGCATGTCAAACACGCCAATAAACTCACCATTCTGCAACACGCCTATCGCGCCGCTCAGACCTGGATCTATGCCGATTGTTATCATTTCATAACGCCTCGTAATGCTCACAACCCTTGCGCTGATCGTCTAGCGTAAGTGTGTGGCTGTTAAGTTCGCAAACCCATTTGCCCTCGGCTCCTGGGGTGCACATAGAACATGTGCGGCAATGTTGTAGGGGTGCCTCCTGTTTTATGCAGACAGCTTTAACGCCGCAAAACTTGCAGCCGAAACTGCTACCGTCATCGCTTATACCGGCGGGACGCAGACGCGCCTCGGTGAGTTTGGCGACTTTGGCTTTCAGTTTGTTCTGGGTCTCTTTGTCTTCCTTTATGCGTTCAACATAAAACTGCTCGTCATCCTTGCACACCGCCACGTAGAGCGCACGGGTAAAACCACCCAACGCCATGCTTATCTGCACTTGAGCATAATGCAGAGGTTTAGACTCTTGAACACCCTTCTTAGTCAGTGCGCTAAAGCTGTTCTTGTTGTGAGTTTTTATCTCGAGCAGGTGTGGTGTTTTCTCACAATCAGGAACGTCTTTGATGATGCCGTCAATCTTGGTTATCAAGTGGCCGCTGGCATCAGCATATTCATACTGATTACCACTCTCTTGCTTATCCCACACGGCTAACCCTGCTCGGCGCAGATCTTCAACGATCCTCGCTTCTTGCAAGTGACCCGTCTCAAACAGACGGAGCATGCGCCCGTCAAAACTTTCTCGGGCGAAACCACGCCACCCGAGCCAGATCTGACGAACGCATTCTTCGCCGATAAAAGACGAGCCAAGCCGCCCAAGATAAAGGCTGGTGTCAGCCCTTTCTTTCTGAATCGCAGAATAGATACGATCGATCACCTGCTGTTCAGGTCTGGGCGGAAAAGCTACCATCTCTTAGTCCCACGGGTTGGTGGTTTTTGCCGAAGAAGTTTCGGCTTTCGGCGCTGCTTTTGTTGCAGGTTTGTCATCAGAGCTAAACAAGAACGCTTTGATGCGGTTGCTGTCCGCATACCCATTTTTGCCCTTCTCAATAGACACGCTCGCTTTGAACGGCTTCTCAAGCAGCTTGTCGGTGTCATCGGCGTCAGGCTTACCGCAAGCGGTTGCCCAGGCCACGAGTTGCCCGCGACCGATGCTTTGGGCTTGTGCGTTGGGGTTGCTGATGTTGAAGTTTTGCCACAACAACCGACCGGCGAACTCACCCTTCATCACCTCGAACTTCACTTTGATGTACGAGCCGTCGCCTTTAGAGGTCGACTTCTCCTCAGCCTCGAGGGCTTTGAGGAAATAATCCCCCACGGGGATCGGGTCGTAAGTGCCACCTGTACCGAGGTCTGCGGGAACGTCTGAGACGTCAAAACCAAACTTAGCCATGATAGTTCTCCTTTATTTCACGATAGGGATGAGTTTTTCGAGATTCTTCATAGACATCTCGATGTCGTCGGGACAGCTAAAGCGGTTCTTAGCTGCGTAGGCTGGGTTCTCAACAAAGTGGAGCAGACGCTCACCGGTTGTAACCCCACGGGTTTTCTGGTTATTGAAACCCGAATCAGACTTGCGGATGATCACTTTGAACGCCGCAAATGCAAGAACGTCTGCCCACTCTTGCAGGAGAGCGTTGCAGCGGTTGGGAAGCTTGGGCTGATACCGGTCATACGGCTCAGTGCGAGGGTCTTCGAAGCGCACTACCGCAGCATGAGCGATAAGCACCACGTTCATCCCACGCTTGCTGCGCAACACATCAAGACCCTGCAGGATCTCTCTGAATTCTTCAGCCACGAGCATCTGACCTTTGCCGTAAGCAAGGTCTTTGGCTTCATGCGTAGCCTCGACATTGCCGACAATCAAAGGCTCCACGAGCCAATCGACAGAATCAATGACCACAGTTTTGAAGTCATGCTCCTCTTTGATCAGAGTCTTGACGCTCTCAACGACATCATTGATGTGCCCAGCGCGGGGGAAGCTAACCACATCCAGCGAGTCCAGGCCGTCCTCGGTGCTGATGAAGATCGGCTTCGGGAACTGGCTGGCAAGCGTGGACTTACCGATCCCGTGTCCGCCGTAGATGCAGATACGAGGCGGAACTGCCTGCTTACCCTTCCTCAAAGTATTTTGCCATGTTGACATTTTGTTCTCCTTTCTGAGTTAAAGCGGTTAGTCGTCCGCCGTGTCGAAGTTGTCGAAATCAAACCCCTGCTGGTCGCTAAAGCACCACTCTTGCGGGATGTATTGGAAGGATTCGCGGTCCCAGCTTAGGACGCTAACTCGTTCATCGTATTCGCTTGCTACGGTCATGCAGACCGCGCACAATGTCGGATCTCCCACCATGAGGAGATAATCACCCGACTGCCAATCTTCAAACACGCGCCGTGCCTTAGCTACCATACTGGCGGTATCATAAGGCTTGCGTGGTTTGCCGAACACTGCACGCAGCTGTCCGTACTTTTTAGCATCAGACAAGTCTTTGCTGTTGTCAACTTGAACAACAAAAACCGTCCTCGTAATTTCACTTTGCATTTTTCACTTTCCTCGTTTTAGGTGGCGGTGTAACCAATTCTAGTTCTTGAGCGGTTAGATACCGAGCGCACCCCACCGATATTGCGATCTTTATCGCTTCCCTCCTGTACCAAGTTAAATCCAAATCTTCCGGATGAGTGATCTTGTCAAGCATGGTCATACATGCTCGAGCGCCGTCTGTCTTAGGAACCTTGTTACCGTTCTTCACATACCGCAAAGGTTCTAAAGAAGCGTCGGTGGACTGATACCAACGCACCACTTTACCCAAGTACTCTCCATCCTGCTGTCCGCCGCCGGTGACATTGCGGGCAGAGATGAAATCGCAAAACGGCGCTTTCTTGATCGTCTCGATGAACGGCACACCCTCAGCTAACCACCGCCCCACAGCATCCGAAGACACCTGCGCGGTCGGGTTCTTGCGCAAAGACAGCGGAGAGTAGATACCTTTCACCTTGAGTTCGCGGTCCGGTTTGACGGCCATGTAGTTGTTGACATCTTTCATGGCCAAAACACGGTAAGGCGTGAATTCAAAGTTGAACCGAGAGACTTTGCTGAAAGCCTCTACAGCCTCGTAAACCGCTCCCTGAGATGCCGCAGGATGCCTGATAGCAATGCCATCGGTATTCGCACTCAAAGTCACCGCGCCCACGCTCTCCAGCCTCTCTATGAGCATGAGCAGGGTGAACTGCCCCGTCAACGTCACAGCCAACATCAGGTCCGGTGAATACAGCACCGAATATTTGCTTGCGAGTTTGCCAAAGGTGCCGTTCAAAGAGATCTTCAACGTAGCGTCTGTGGTTTTGTCACCGCTGCGTTTCGCTGCCAACCGACGTTCATAGATCTTACGATACTCATCAACGAACGGCAGACCCAGAGACTCAGGCACGAACCCGCACTCCAAAATAATGCTGGGGTAGAAAGACGCTGCGTCGATATCGCAAATGGCGTCACTACCAGCGACGTGGCAGACCTGTTTGTCGTGCACGCTATGTATGCCGCCGACACCCAGCTGGTATTCACCCCCGCCAAACTTCACAGTCTGTGATCCCAAAAAGTCCGGCAACATCACGTGCCCTGTTTTGGGGTTCATGTTGAAGGTGTGACCGCACACTTTGTTGAGCAAGTTCTGCAACTGTGCATCTTTGAACTTCAAAAAACTCGGCGCTACGTAACGAACAGTCTTGGGTATCACGTTGTCTTGGCGCTTCAACCCCATTGTGGTGATGTAGGCTTGCTCGGCCATCTGCGAGTCTGATTTGCTCCGCATGTCTGTGTTGTACCGGCGGCTCATTTCAACCCGCAGCAGAACCTCCTTTTCTAACTGGTTCAATAGTTCTTGCGTGGTCTCTACGTCATTGTGGCAATACTCGAGCAGCATCGGCTCCTGCTCGGGTGTGATCATCGCGTCATGCGCTATGGGCATATCTTGCAGCTTAGGCATGTGCATACGAGCGCCATAAGTTTTCAGCCCGACGAACGAAGGTGCGACCTCTATCAAATCGATGTCATTTGGTATAAGGTTGCGTAAGCTGTATTTGCGGTAAGCTTCCCAGTGCGGTACGCGATTGACAATCAAATCATCCGCGATACGTTTGATCTCGATTTCTGTACGCCCCAAAGCGAACGCCGACACCGCGACATTGTCGAAAGACTTGCTGTTGAACCCGACGAACACTGCGTCAGGTTGCGACAAGAACTTCTTGCACCGCTCAGGCGCATTCGGTTCATGTCGCCAGATGTCGAACCACTCGCCGGTGTCTACGTTTTTAAAGCAGATCAACGTGCGGTTCGGCAATGTTTCTGTGTCAAACACCCAGGTGCTCATAGTTCATAAGCATCCTGAAAACGCAAATCACCGCGATACTGAGCCACCTTAGGCTTATTGCGTTCGATCTCGGCTTGCATCATCTCACGCTTTTTCGTGAGGTAATGGATGGCCTTGTCAATGTCTTCCACAGACTTCTCCAAGTCGCCTTTCTTACCTAGGCGCGCCATGTACTTTGATGCGTTACCGAGCAGGTAATCGCCCGCAAAGATCATATAAACGATGTCCCAGTGCTGGAGATCGTTTTCGGTGCGGTAGTGGTTGCCACCAACCTGCGTTTCATTCGCGCTCATTTGCCATTTCCTCTATCATATTGAACACAACATTTTCACGATCGACCAAATTCATTTGGTGAGCGTAGGTCATGTACGTCCCGTAAATGGCGCGCATCCGAGAGTTACCCAGGCTCATTTCACGCACGCAGAAAAGAGCGCCGTGGGCTATGTCTGCCAATTTGAGGATGCGAGCCTCGGCAGAAGATAAATTTGGGAACCCGATACCGGCGTCAAACATCAGTTCACGCTCAAGAGAGCTAACTTGCTCTCCGATACCATAGATGCGTTTTGCAGGAGAAGGAATGTCGCCGGTCTTCTGCTCAGACAAATCGTGAAACAATGCGGCCACGAGCAGTTCACGGCTGGCATCGGGGTCAAACAGGAGCACCAAGCATGCCACGCCGTGGGAGTGATGCCCGACAGTTTCACGCATAAGCGTGGTATTGGTGTGATACCGAATTACTTCGGCACCATTCAATATGAAGTTCAAGGTCGTTTTCATCTGCGAGTTCTCCAGTTAGAAGTTATGTGTACAGTATAGCGCGACTTTTTGCGAAAAGGCAAGTCATATTTTTCCCGCCTTTTGCAAAATCTTTTCTTCGCGGCGGTCAATCCAGTCTAAAACAGCTTTCCGCCAGTCAGGAGCGGCAATGTTTATAGCGTGATTGCGACCGTCCCCTGTCTTGGCTCGGCGCTCTTTACTCACCATCGCCATAGGGTGGGCAACGTGCTTGAAGAACGGGTTAACATAATCTTTCAGGACGTCATACGGCGCATTGCAGAAACGCTCGCATTCTATCAAAAACAGCCGGTAGTCATCGTTGTTCATTATCGGCGTAGTTAGCATACCTACTGAGTAATGATCATATTCATAGCTAACCGGCGGACTCTGCAAATATTCCTCAGCATTGTACAATTCCGTATACAAGTGGAGGTTGTTGCTCACCTGTCGGTAAACACCCATAGGCACACCCACAGACGCCGCAATGAACTCCTGCAAGATGCTGAAGTGTACCGCATTAGCGCCGTAGGCACCCCACCAGATATCATTACTGCGGTTGAACACAGTCATGTTGAGAGCACCTTTACGGATGTCAAAAACGATCTCGGTGTTGCACGCTTTGTCCTTAGTGATCTTATACAAATCATCGGTGCACCACATTTGAATGACGGCCTGTCTGGTTTTGTGGTCATGCCGCAGCATCCTGATGACAACCCCAAGCTGGTCCACCCCAAAGTGATTACGCCACCGGTGACCGTAAGCAGCATTGTAAGTCTCGCCGTTGTCGCTGAAGTCTGACATGCGGCGGTTGAACTGCGTCAGGAAGGCGACATCCTTACGACCTGCCAACATCCAGATTGATTCCATCAAATGGAAGATCGGGTTGCAGTCGCGGCCAGCGTGAAACAACACGCGCTCCTGCGGTTTCAGGTAAGTGGTAACGACCAGTTCCGGATGCACTATGGCGGGACCATTACGTGTCATTTCCGGCTCAAGACCCAGGACACGCAGCTTCCAAAAGATCTCGCTGAACGCTTGGTTCACATTTCTTACGGTCAGTTCCATGCTTAGAACTCCTGCTCAGGTTGGTAGATGGTCTTCGGTTTACCCTCACCCAATACGGTGCGGCAGTATTTGCTGAACTCACACATGCAATTCTGGACGTCATGCAGCGTGAGGTCCGTTATATCCAACTGATCAATCACCGCTTCACGGATCGTTATGAGTGCCGCATTGAAGCTGTCTTGCGTCCATCCGGCGCTCGGGCTGCGTTTGAGCAGGTAGTTCAATCCACGACTGCTGCCAGGACCTATGGGGGCATAAGTATTGAGGTCCAGCGCATGTCCTAGCTGATCGCAGTAGGTGAGATCTGCAGCAACCTGCCCCGCCATGAACGTGCTGATGCCGAAGCTACCCGACAGTTCTTTAACGAACTCAGAGATCAACGGCAGCGGCCTGAATATAGCATAGTCGATCTCATCACCGATGTTGAGCACGGGAGAGATGATATGCTTAGCCACGGCAAGAGACTTCACCCCGCCTGGGTCCATCTTGGTCGGGTACACCATGTACGCCCCAGAGTAGACCTTGTTACCCTCATTCTTACGCCGTTCGACCGATTCTGAGAATTCTTGCGGGTTAAAGTCACCGGCGGCACGGAACAAGATGCCGTCATCAATCAGTCGCTGCAGTGTCGGTGGCCAGTTGATGAGCCGTGTGATGAGCAGGATGAACCAGAGGTCTTGGCGCTTCTCGTTCGGTTTGATGATGTGCTCAATAATCCACTTTGTCACCCGATCATCACGACGATGTATGTTCGTAAACTTGTATTTGTCAAGCACGGGGTCTGCGGTGTACGGGCGCTCAACCCCAGTCTCACGAACAATGCGAACAACCTCGCGCTCCCAAATGAAATAGAGAAGCGCAGGCATTGAGCACACTGTTGCCTGATTAGGCATGGCATACGGGCTGGTGTCACGCATTTTCATACTCTCTTATGATTTCCAGCAGGGCTGGGTGAATGTTGGTGTGGTCGATCAACCGCACGTCGTAAGAACCCTCGTTACGCAAGTTCTTGTAGCAACCGATTACAGAATCATATTTCTGGATCAGGTTCTTCGGGTCGAACTCTTTCTCGTTACCGGCTACGAGGCGACGACCTTTCACACGCTCGATGCAGAGGTCTTGCGGGGTGTCCAGGAACGCATACACGTCACACCCTGTTGGGTGAATAGTTTGGGTAACCTGCCCTGCTAGACCGCTCGCTGAGACCAACGCGCCTTCGTATAGCACGTGGCCTAGGGGATGAGCCTTCATGATCTTCTCGGCAATCTCCGCCTGTGTGCTGATGGCATCTGTGCCGCCGCAGGTGTTGTCATATTTACCCAAAACAAAAGCGGGAGCCTTGATGCCTACCGATGTCAAGTCTACTCGGTAACCAGAGATCTTTTTAGGACCCATGAGCGTCTCTGTAGGGTATTGAAAGAACCCGCGCATCGCAGTAGTCTTACCAGACCCAAAGGTGCCGGCAATTCTCAAGATGACGTGTTTCATAGGAAGTTATCTCCTCTGTAAGGGTAGCCGGTGGCGGCGAATAGCGCAGCTTTCTGGTTGATGGTCATCTGCACGTTTTCGGTTTCAGCGCGGAGCCAATCGGGCAGCAGCCCTGCGCGCATGTCCTTGAACAAACGGCAGTCTATGTTATGGGCCTCGGCCCAAACAATCCGTTCCCACGCCATGTCGGCATATACGCCTGGATAACGACGACCAAAGAAATGGTTCTTGAACGTGCAGAGATTGCTCTCTAACGTAAAGTTACCCACGTTGTTGATGGTCGGGTGGGCTGCGCGGTACACCTTAAGGTAGGTGTTAGCCGCCCCACTCAACCACCCCACCAAACTGGGAAAGTTAGGATACGTGCCGTCGAAACCATTGTTGGCGCGCTTGTCCCAAATGAATTGGTCTTGACCAAGCAAGAACATCATCCCGTTGCGGTGCGATTTGCTACCTGATTTGTCTCCGAACAACAGATCGTCACAATCGCTGCCGAACCCGTTCAAGTACACATACTCCAGATACGAGAACGATGACAGCCGACCGAATGAGTAATAGCGGTTACGCACGAGGTTCCAGAGCTCTTGATACGTCTTGCCAGTAAGCATGGCCTTTTGAGTGCCGTGCTCCTCTACCAGCCGCGCGTAGGTCTTTATAGCCTCGATAGTGTCGCGCTTTTGATACCGGCGGTCGGTGTCAAACTGCAGGGTCTCCCAGTTCTCGTTGAACCAGTCGGTAAATTGGTTCAACCCCGCCCCCGCCGGTGGCACCGAAGGGAGTTGAGTAAACAGGCGCAGCGACGTGATGGGGTTCTGTGTCATGCCATTCAGAAAGGCAAACCATAGTTTGTCCTCATCGTCCCAATTAAGGTGCTTAGCCATTTCGGGCATGTAC